AGATATTAAGAAATATAGTTAATGATAAAACATATAAACCCCCTATTGATATATCAGCAGCGGGAAAAGGATTAACTGCAAATTATAGACAAGCAAAAAATAATTTAAAAGAAGAGATTCCAAATCTACAAACTTTTATTGATCAAAGTTCTGCTAAAAGAAAAAAATTAAAAAGAGCATCTATCCCTGAAAAAAGAGAAATGGATTTAATAAGTGCACAAATGAGAAGAGATAAAAGAAGATTTTCAGAAAAAGGAAAAATTGGTTTATCTGAAAGAGAATTAGATTTAAATAAACAACAAAGAACAGTACTTAAAAGAGTAAATGATATTATTAATAATAATCCAGGAGCAATATTAGAAGATAAGGAACTATTAGATAAAATTAGTACGCGTGTAGATAGAGAAGGAAATATATATAAAGCAAAGATTGATTTGTCAGCAGTAGTTGATCCTAAAAAAGGTGCGAGATTTTTTAATCTATCACATGGTAAAAGAGTTCAATTAGGAGGCGAATTATTAAATGCTCCTGCAAATAGATTTGCAGCTCCATTTTCTATAAATCAATTTTTTGTTCCTGACGCAGAAAAATTCATAGAAAAAAATTATAATAATCCAGAAGCTCAAACTAAAATTAATGATATCGTTGAAAAAGCAAAAGAGTTAAAAGTTCCATTAAGACCTGATGTTCCAAAAGGAATATTTAAAAATGAAGCAGGTAACCCAGTTAGATTTATTGGTTACACAGAAAATTTAAATAAACCTGTTGAAAAAATTATTGATGTAGTTAAAACTTATACTCCTAAAGGATTAAATAAATTTACTTTACCTATTCTTGCTGGAACTGCACTTATAGGAACAGCACAAGCTAAAACCCCGTCCCCGGTCCAAGACACACAAACCGCAATGCAAGATCAAGTAGTAGAGGGACAAGCACCAGAACCTAAATTAGCATCACCTATTAAATATGATTCTTATGCTGGATTCGTTAATCCAGAAGATCCAAATGAAAAAGTATCTCAATCGGATCTTTTATATTGGATCGCGGATAATGAAATACCAGAAGAAGTTCAACAAGTTGGAAAGATGGTTGGCGAAGCTGCGGCAGTGATCGGTGGTGCAACAGTTGGACTTGGTTTACCCGATGCGAAGAAGACGATTGAAGAAGCGCGGATCGCGGGTAAGTCTCCTGTTAAAGGAGTTCTTGGTAAGGGATTCTATAGATTAGGTAGTCCATTAGCGACTGCTGCATTTACAATACCACAAGCATTAGATGAAAATGTTTCAACAACTGAAATGGCAACTGATCCATTAAATTATTTAGGACTTGCTACAATGGAGACTTTAGGAAAGAGAGCAGGAACTATTGCAGCTCCAGCAGCAGCTCAAGCAACTGGAATTATGGGTGCTTTAAAAAATTATGGTACACTTAAAAATGTAGGAGAAGCAGTACCTGGAAAATTAAGTGCTGCATTAAGATTAGGATTAAATCCAAGAGTTATAGCAGGTGCTTCTAGATTTTTAGGAATACCAGGACTTATTGCATCTACTGGATATAGTCTATATGATTACCTATCTAACAAAGATAAGGAAGCTCAATAATGGATCGTAGAACTTTATTAAAAATAATGGGCGGTATCGCTGCATTACCTGCTTTAGGAAAAGCGATTAAAGGCGCAGGTATTAAAGCTACAAAAGTTGCTGGAAAAGTTTTACCTAAAGTTGCTGGAATGCCTGAATGGTTTAATCCACTTGTTAGTAAAATAATGAAAGAAGGAGTAGATATATCACCTAAAGCTTCAAGAGTAGAAGATATGACTACTGTTAAAAAATTAGAAATACCTTCTGAAACTGGAAAACCAGAAATAATTACACTTACACAAAATAAAGTAACTGGAAAAATTACTATTGAATCTAATTCTGGGGGAGTAGCCGATTCACCTTTCGAATTAAATTATACACCACCTAAATTAGATATTGATATAGAAACAGGTAAACAAGTAAAATACCCAGGTGATTTTTATGTAGTAGAAAATAGACCAAGAGCACTTGCTGAACCAGGAGATTTTGAATTTGATTATGATACTTTTCGTGTTGAAGACGCTTACAGTGATGTTGAAAAATTAGAAAAAATTGGAACTGGAAAAATAAAAGATGCAAAAAAAATTGAAGAAAGAGCAAAAGGTAGAAAGATGGTAGAGGAATCTCCTTATGAAGATATTATGAATAGATACCCAGACCCAATAGAACCAGATTTTGATTATGCGGATGGTGGAATAGCAAGTTTTGCATATGGTGGATTGACAAAAACAGTGCCTCCTGTTAAAGGTCCTGACTCACAAGGTGTTGAAACATTATTTAAAAGAAGGTATAATTAGTCATGGCAGATATTGATAAGTCATTACCTAATACAAAAACTACTATTGAAATTCCAGGTCAAGCTGAAACAGAACAACTAATTCAAGAACAAGTAGAACAGGCACAGGATCCATCCGTTGAAATAAACATGGATGAAGAAGGTGGTGCAGAAATTTCATTTGATCCAAGTACTGCTGTTCAAATGGGCGGAGAAGATCATTATGCAAATTTAGCAGAATTTTTAGATGAAGATGTACTTGTAGAAGTAGGATCAGATCTTCAAGAAAAATATACAGATTATAAATCTTCAAGACAAGATTGGGAACAAGCTTACACAAATGGTTTAGATCTTTTAGGATTCAAATACGAAAGACGAACTGAACCTTTTAAAGGAGCATCAGGAGTTACTCATCCAGTACTTGCAGAATCAGTTACACAATTTCAAGCACAAGCTTACAAAGAATTATTACCAGCAGATGGACCGGTTAGAACTCAAATCGTTGGTTTAACAGATCGTAATAAAGAAGATCAAGCAACAAGAGTTAAAGAATTCATGAACTATCAAATCATGAATGTTATGAAAGAGTATGAACCTGAATTTGATCAAATGTTATTCTATTTACCATTATCAGGATCTACATTTAAAAAAGTTTATTATGATTCATTGTTAGGAAGAGCAGTTTCTAAATTTGTACCATCAGAAGATTTAATTGTTCCTTATTCTGCAACTTCATTAGAAGATGCTGAAGCAGTTATTCATGTTATTAAAATTTCAGCAAATGATTTAAGAAAACAACAAGTAAGTGGTTTTTATAAAGATGTAGATTTAGGTGAACCTCCTATCAAAGATGATGAAATTAAAAAGAAGGAAAGAGAGTTAGAAGGAATTAGAGTTGAAAAACAAGATGACATTTATACTCTATTAGAATGTCATGTTAATTTAGATCTTGAAGGATTTGAGGATAAAGATCCTCAAACTGGTGAGCCCACAGGTATTAAACTTCCTTACGTTGTAACTATTGAAGAATCTTCTAGAGAAGTTTTATCAATAAAACGTAATTATAAATCAGATGACCCATTAAAAAACAAAACTAATTACTTTGTACACTTTAAATTTTTACCAGGACTTGGATTCTATGGATTTGGATTAATTCACATGATTGGTGGTTTATCAAGAACTGCAACATCAGCTTTAAGACAATTACTAGATGCAGGAACTCTTGCTAACTTACCTTCTGGATTTAAAATGCGAGGTATTAGAGTTAGAGATGATGCACAACCATTACAACCAGGAGAATTTAGAGATGTAGATGCACCTGGAGGAAACTTAAGAGATGCATTTATGCCTTTACCATTTAAAGGACCAGATCAAACATTATTACAATTAATGGGTATCGTAGTTGATGCAGGTCAACGATTCGCGAGCATTGCTGATGCACAAGTAGGGGATATGAATCAACAAGCAGCCGTTGGTACAACTATGGCATTACTTGAAAGAGGATCGCGTGTAATGTCAGCTATACACAAAAGAATTTATGGTGCACTTAAAAATGAATTTGAATTATTAGCAAATGTATTTGCAACTTATTTACCACCAACTTATCCGTATGATGTTGTAGGTGGAACAAGAGAAATTAAATCTGCAGACTTTGATGATAAAGTAGATATACTTCCAGTTGCTGATCCAAATATATTTTCACAATCACAAAGAATTAGTTTAGCACAAACTCAATTACAACTTGCTCAATCTAATCCACAGATTCATGACATCTATCAAGCATATAGATCTATGTATGAAGCAATGGGTACAAAAAATATTGATTTGATTTTACCATCACCAAAACAACCAATGCCAATGGACCCAAGTTTAGAGCATATTACTGCAATGGCTTCTCAACCATTCCAAGCATTTGCTGGACAAGATCACAAAGCACACATTGATGCACATTTAAACTTCATACAATTGAATATGGTTAGAAATAATCCTCCAATTGTAATGGCAATACAAAAAAATATATTAGAACACATCTCAATTATGGCTCAAGAACAAGTTCAAATAGAATTTATACAAGAATTACAGCAATTACCTATGTTACAACAACAAGCACAGATGAATCCACAAGCTCAACAACAAATTAAAAACATAACTATTCAAATTGAATCTAGAAAAGCTCAATTAATAGCTGAAATGACTAAAGATTTTGCTGATGAAGAGAATAAATTAATTGGACAATATGATTCTGACCCATTAATCAAGCTAAAAGCACGTGAAGTTGACTTAAGAGCTATAGAAAATGAGCAAAAACGCAAAGAAGCTGAAGATAGAATCAATTTAGATAAGCTAAAAGCACTTATGAATCAAACTAATGAAGAAAATAAGCTTGAACAAAACGCAGAATTAGCTAAACTGCGTGCTGGAGTATCTCTTGCAAAACAAAATAAGCAAAGATCTAACTAATAGGAATAAATATGAACAAAAGTCAAAAAAAAGTTGGTAAAGTTATGAGGGAATTTAAAAAAGGAGAATTACATTCTGGAAAATCTGGAAAGATTGTAAAAAATCCTAAACAAGCAATTGCTATTGCATTATCTGAAGCTGGAAAATCTAGAGGATACGCAAAAGGTGGTTCAGTAACTTCTAATAAAAGTTCTTCTTCAAGATCAACATATGGAAATTTAGTAGATCACTCAAAATTTATAAATAGTGATGGATATGCACAATCAGTTGATATTGAAATGACTAATCCACAAGAAACTCAATTAGAACAAGTTGGTGGCCAAAGAAGAATGCTACCGGAAAAGAAAAGAAAAGCGAAGTGGTACTAAATGTTACCGGTACTAAACGCAGTAGCCCCTTTAGCAAAAATTCTTTTTAGTACAATTGAAAAATCAGTACCTGATAAAGATTTACAAGAAAAATTAAAAGCACAATTGCAAACGCAATTGATGCAATCTCATACACAAGAATTAACTGCTGCAGCAAAAATTATCGAAGCTGAAGCAAAAGCTGGATGGTTTGCAAGTTCTTGGAGACCATTATTAATGTACGTATTAATTTTCATATTAATATGGAATTATGTATTAGGA